TCCCGATGAAGGTTCGCATCATAAAGGCTTGCACGGTGAACGATGAACGCCAGAAGGCCGGGAGCGTCGTCGACGTCTCCGGCACGACGGGCGCCAAGCTCATCGCGCGAGGACTTGCGTCTGCGGATCTGAAGTCGAAGGCGAAACCGACCGAGGACGAGTAACGGATGGCGGGGTCGTTCTTAACGTCGGACCTCGCCGATCTGTTGCAGACCACGGAGTTCGCGACGGCGAGCACCTTCGGGGGTGCCACGATCAACGTGATCCTCGACCGCGAGTACTTTACTCAGGAACTCGAGGTCGGGGACGTTGGGATCGAGAGCAGCGCCCCGATTGCTTACTGTCGCAGCACGGACGTCTCGAGTGCTTCCCAGGGGGATTCGATCACGATTCCCTCGGGGGGTACCGAGTACGTCGTGGTCGGTGTCGAGCCGGATAACACCGGCATGACGCTCCTCCGGTTGCGCGTATGACGCACGTCCGCCAACAGATTCGCGAACGGGTCGCGACCAATGTCACGGGCCTCACGACCACCGGGTCGAGGGTGTACCAGTCTCGGGTCTACAACCTCGAGGCTGCCAACTTGCCTGGCCTACTTATTTATTCAAACGACGAAACGAGCGAGAGGAGTTCGATCGGTCTCCTGGCTGACCAGGATCTCGAGCGAACTTTGGATCTTGTGATCGAGGGTTATGCGTCCACCGCGAGCAATCTCGAGGACGTACTCGATCTGATTGCGGAGGAGGTGGAGACAGCGGTCGCCGCCGATCCCACATGCAACGGATTGTCAAAGGACTTATTTCTCAGCGGGACATCGATCTCGCTCACGGGCGAAGGTGATTCGCCCGCAGGGGTTCTCGCGCTGACCTTCCAGGTTAGTTACAGGACAACCACAACGGCGCCAGGGACGGCGCTATAGGCGTAGCAAGGAGGCTACACAATGGCGACATATACAGGGGTCGATGGGATCGTGAAAGTGAAACCCGCCGCAAGCGGATCGCTCAACACCATCGCAGAACTCAAAGGGTGGTCGATTGACGAGAGCGCGGAGATCATTGACGCGACACTGCTGACGTCGACCTCGAAAATTAACAAAGCGGGCAGCAAATCATGGACGGCCTCGGCCGACCTGTTTTGGGCATCCGATGACGACGCGACCGGCCAGGACCTATTGGCTGTTGGCTCAGAATTGACCGTGACGTTCTATCCAGAAGGTAACTCGACGGGTGATGTGATTTATGCGGGCAATGCCCTTATAGATTCTGTTAGTCGTAGCGCGGGCACAGATGCGATGATCGAAATGTCGGTCAGCATGACGGGCACGGGTGCGTTGGCGCCTTCGACCGCATGACCCAGCTACTCGACCAGGCGAAGGCTCATTTTAAGTCGCGCATGCAAGGCGAACTTAAGTGGGTTGACGTCGAGGAGTGGGGTAATGGCTCACCGCAACGCATCTACTTCCGGCCGTCGTTGACGCTGAAGGATCAAGGAGAAATCCTTGCGCTCTCGAGTGAGGGCAAACAAGCCGAGGCGCTTGCGCTCACGCTGATCCTTCGGTCGCTCGACGAGGAGGGCAAGCGTTTGTTCGTTCGCGCGAACCAGACGGAGCTGCTCCGATCTGTCGATCCCGACGTCATCGTTCGCATCATCAATGCAATGAACGATGACGACCTGACCGACGAGGAGCTGCTGGGAAACTGAAGCAGGACGGTGACGCGATGTTCGTGATGTTCCTAGCGGACCATCTCCATAAGAGCATCGACGAGATCATGGCGCTGTCCGTTTTTGAAGTCCGCCTATGGGCGGCCTATTTGAAGGTGCGAAACGATGGCCGTTAAAGCGCCCGCCGTAATCATCACCGCGAAGGACGCGACCAGGCGTGCGTTCGCGAGTGTTGGCAAGGGCCTCAAGGGGATCTCCCGTGCAGCGGGAAGGATCACCAAAAGCGTCGCGAAGGTCGGCGCAGCAGCCGCAGCCGCAGGCATCGCGGCAATGGGTGCACTCGTCGCGAGTTCCATGAAGTCCGTCGACGAACTGGCGAAGGTCAGCGATAAGCTCGGCACTACCACCGAAGCCCTGGCGGGTTTACACCATGCGGCGGAGATCACCGGGGTCTCTGCGGCCTTGATGGACAAGTCCATGCAACGGCTAACGTATGCGGTGAGTGAGGCAACCACCGGGGTCGGCTTAGCGAAGGACGCGATCATCGAGCTAGGACTCGATGCCGAAGTCGTCAACAAAATGCCCCTCGACGAGAAGATGGCGACGCTCGCCGATGCGTTCGAGAACGTCGAGAACCATGCAGATAAAGTCAGAATTTCGATGGTCCTCTTCGGAGCCAAAGGCGGAGCGGTCCTCAATACGCTCGCGGCGGGACGCGAAGGTCTCGCCGAGTTTGCTCGAGAAGCCCAACACCTGGGCCTCGCGGTGTCGCGTGTTGATGCCGCGCAGATCGAACAAGCGAACGACGCCGTCACGCGAGCGAAGGGCGTGTTCACCGGATTGGGCAACCAGCTCGCCACCGCATTCAGCCCCGTCATTCAAGGGGTCGCCGATGCGTTCCGGCAATCGGCCCTCGATACCGAGGACTTCGGCTCGATCGGTCAGCGCGTGGTCGACTCTCTCGTGCGAGCGGTCGGCATACTCGGCAACGTCGTCCTCGGCATGCAGATTTATTGGATGGAATGGAAGATCGCGGTTTTCCAGATAATCAACGCGGTCAAGGTGAAGTGGAACGAATTCCTCGACCTGATCCCCGACTTCGATTTTCTTGACCCCGTCACCGGGGCGATCGGTAAGGGCTTCGACTTTATCAAGGGCAAAGTCCAGGACGGGATCGATGTGATCAAGGGCTTCGGTGAAGATGCGCTCGAAGGCACCACTACATTCTCCGAAGGCCTAGGGATCGCGACGGACGAGACCGAGGCTTGGACGGCCGAGCTGCAGGCGATGTATGCGCGCATGGGAACCAATCCCCCGTCGGAAGGAATCCAAACCTGGTACACCGACGTACAAACCGGATCGCGACGCACCGCCGAAGTCATCGCGGCGAACGCACCGGGGAAGGTCTTGCTCGAGGACGCCGAGAACAACATGGGGCCGGCGGTCAATGCGGTTATTCAAAAATACAACTTTATGCAAAAACAGATCATGGCCGGCGAGAAGAAACGCACCGAGTTCATGGCGCTCACTGAGACCGAACGCGCGGCTAGTGTGATCGGGACTATGTCGCAAACGTTCGGTAAAAATAAAGCCCTGCAAATCGCCAACGCCATCATGCAAACGTATCAGGGCGCCACGCTTGCGCTGTCGTCCTATCCGCCACCGCTTAACTTCGCGATGGCTGCGGCCGTGGTTGCTGCGGGTCTGCAGAACGTCGCGCAGATCAAGGCGCAGTCTTTCGAGGGCGGAGGATTTACCGGCTCGGGATCCCGCTCGGGTGGTCTTGATGGGAAGGGCGGATTCCTCGGCATGCTGCACCCGAACGAGTCCGTCATCGATCACACTCGGGGCGGTGGGTCCCCTATCGTTATCAACAACACCGTGGACGCCTCGGGTGCCGACCCAATGGTCGACCAGAAGATTCGGCTCGCCATGCAGGAGGCATCGATGCAAACCATCGCCGCGATCGGTGATCTACGACGACGAGGGCGCGGACCATGAGCAACATCGCGTTCCCGACAAGCCTGACGCCGTCATCGACGACCTGGTCGTTCGTCAGCAACACGCGTGCGTATCGATCACCGCTCACCAACGCGGTCCAGACGGTTGCTCGAGCCGGGAGTCTCTGGCGCGTGACCATGCAGTTCAACAACCTCAACGACGACGATCGGGCCACCTTGCAAGCGTACCTCCTGTCGATGGACGGCCAGGTGAATCGGATGAAGCTCGCCGACCATTCGTACACGCGGCGCGGTGCTGGAGGCGGGACGCCGTTGGTCAATGGCGCAAGTCAAACCGGCGGCACGCTCGTCATCGATGGTGCAACGGCTGACGAGGGTCAATGGCTCATGCGCGGCGATTACTTCCGCGTCGGGAACGAGTTGAAGATGTTGACCGGCGACAGCAGCAGCGATGGATCGGGGGACGTGACTCTCAACTTCAAGCCGAACCTTCGCTCGAGTCCGGCCAACAACGACCCCATATACATCGATGTCGGGACCAATTTGTTCGGGGTGTTTCTTCTCGCGAGCGACCCCAAGTGGGACAACCGGCCGGGGATCTTTTCATCGTTTTCCCTGGAGGCATTTGA